ATTTATTGAGAGTAGGCTTGAAAATGGAATGATAAAAGGTGATATTAATGCGGTTGCTGGGATATTTAATGCTAAAAACAATTTTGGTTGGGTAGATAAAAAAGAATACGATCATACCTCGCAAGGAAAACAAGTTGTAGGTTTTAATTATGTTAAACCAGAAGAAGATGAGCCAGATGATAACACCGACAATAACACCATCACCAAAACAACACCTAGCGTGGGAAAGGTTGCTTGATGATCACACAGAGTTTATTTACTTTGGGGGTGGTAAAAATGGGGGAAAATCTTGGCTTGGTTGCGAATGGCTTTTGACTAATTGTTATAAATATCCGGAGTCAAGGTGGTATTTAGGGCGTAAAGAGCTGAAACGATTAATGTCAACAACATATCGTACATTTTTAAAGGTTTGCAAACATCACAATATACCAAAAGAAGATTGGAAACTAAACGGAAAGATGAATTATATTGAGTTTTTTAATGGTAGTAGGATTGATTTGCTTGATTTAGCTTTTCAGCCTCGTGATCCAGACTATGAGAGGCTTGGCTCGTTTGATACAACTGGGGGCTGGATTGATGAAGCAGGGGAAGTTGATGAAGTAGTAAAAGAAAATTTGCAGGCTAGTTGTGGACGACAGATGAATGCAGAATATAATTTGCCACCAAAAAATTTATATACAATGAACCCGAACAAAGGCTGGATATTCAGAATTTATAAAATGTTTAGAGCCAATGAATTACCAGAAGATACGGTATTTATACAAAGTTTATTTAAAGACAATATTTACCGCAATAAAGGCTATGGTAAAACGCTGGCAAAAATAAGAAACAAAGCAACTAGAGAAAGATTGATGAATGGCAATTGGGAATATGACGACGACAAGTCAGCATTGTTTCAATATGACGCTATATTAGATATATTTACTAATGAAGCAGTTGAGAGTGATGAAAAGTATTTGAGCGGTGATGTATCGAGAAAAGGGCGAGATATTATGCCTCTTTTCCTTTGGAAAGGTTTGAAGTGTTATAAAATTGTAGTGATACCAGATGAAGTGAGGAAAAGTACAAAGACTTCGGCAGAATTTATAATGGCACTAGCAAAAAAAGAGGGTATAAGATTTAGCAGAATAATACTTGATGAGGACGGAGTCGGTGGCGGTGTAGTTGATAATATTCCAAACTGTAAAGGATTTATAAATGGATCGCCTCCAATATTAAGTGAAGAAAATAAAATTAAAAAACAGAACAATGAATACTTTGAGAATTACGGCAATTTAAAAACACAATGCTTTTTTAAATTAGCAGAGTACGCAGAAAAAGGAACGGTTGAAATTTGTGTGAATGGTGATGAGATAATAAAGCAAACGATCATTGATGAGTTAGGATTTATTAAACAAAAAGATTTAGACAAGGACCAGGGTAAAATATATCTAGTTGATAAAAAGACAACTAAAAAATTACTGGGTAGGAGTCCGGATTATGCCGACGCCATGATGATGAGAATGTATTTTGAAGTCAAGGAAGTTTTAGATCAAGCAAGCGATTTTATAATAACATTATGATTAAAAAAATATTAGAATTTACACTGGTTATATTTTGCCTATTGCTTGGGCTTGGTTTACTTTTATCAATTTCGTTAGTATTAACTTATTATTTATTAATATATTTTGTTATATGATTTCACAAAAATATATCACAGACAACATGGTCGTTTCAATCGTTAGATTTGACAACCAAAGAACAAAAAAACCTATATTTTATTTAGCTTGTGCTTTTCCGGTTAACATACGCTGGGCAGATAATAAAGTGGAGGTTGTTGATTTGATGACAAGGGTGGAAATAGAAATGAAGATGTTAAGCAAGTTTAAATTTTTAGTAGGTAAAGCATTAACAACTCAAGAGGCAGAAAAGAATATCACAGGTGACAGATTAAATCAGTTAGTGATTAGGGCGAGCTATGAAATGACACAAAGGATCGAGTCTGGCTTTTTACCAAATAGATTAACGGGTGAAAAAAAACATTTTAAAAAAATATATGAAGTCAATCAAAAAGGGGATAGCAAAATTTAGATGTCCGGTGTGCGATTATGAATTTAAACTATGGAGAGGGCGAAAACTTAATCCTATAGTCGAGGAAGTTAACGCATGGTTATACCGAGCCAGATGTCCGAAATGTGGAATTTTAATTAAAGCACATAGAAAAGATGACAGGGGGTACAGGACGGCTATTTGTTAGATTAGCCAAAAACAAACTGGAGATTTCCGGTTATTATTAAGTGGTGTTAAAATTAGTGTATATGAATATCAAAAAATCTTTATCAAATTTATTTTCTAAAAAATCATTAACTGGAAGTGGTGTAAAAGCCATTTTTGCTAATGCTGGAATGACAGCAGACGAAAGCGACAGATTTAAACGCTGGGTTTATGCTTGTATTACAAAAACAGCTCAAGGAATTGCACAAACAGATTGGCAATTAGCACAGGTTACAAAAAAAGATGTTACAAAGATTGAAGATCATGAGTTATTAAGTTTGCTTTATAAATTCAATCCAAAAACAACAAAATACAATAGTCTTTATTTGACTATTCTTTATTTTTTAAAAGATGGTGAGGTTGCGTGGATTTTAGAAAAGCCAAATGGCAGAGTAAAACCAACAGCACTTTATGTAGCACCAACTTCAACACTTCAAGTTACTAAAAAAGATGAGGAGGGCAACCCAACAAGTTACAGATTTACAGTTGGCAACAAAGTACAAGAAATACCGGCAGACATTGTTAAAATTTTTATCAATCCAAATCCAAATGATCCGTCAAGAGGTATGAGTGTTATCTCGGCAATGGCAGATGTGGTTGATAACGACACTCGAATGGTTAAGTTTAATAAGGCTTTGCTGGGCAAAAGTGCCGTTCCTAGTGGTTCAATTGAATTAAAGGGAAGTTTAGACGCTGGTCAAACAAAGTTGCTTAAAGATCAATTTGATAGCCTATACTCCGGATATAACAACGCAGGGGCAACAATAGTTTTGCCGAATGGTGCAAAATTCAATCCGTTTGGTATTCCACCAAAGGATATGGAATATATTGAGGGTAGAAAAATGAACAGAGAAGAAATACTTGCTATATTTGGTGTTCCACCAATTATTTTAGGTTTAGGTGGTAATTATAACAGAGCCACAGCGGAAACAGCAGAGAGAATGTTTGCAAAATATACTTTACAGCCTTTGATGACAATGATCGTAGAACAAATTAACATTTCTTTGACTCCGATTTATGGTACAAATTTGTTAGTTACTTTCAGTGATCTGGATATAGTTGACAGCGAACAAAAACTAAACGAACAAACAGCAGGTTATAATAAATGGTTAACAACAAATGAAATTAGAGAAGAAAATGGTTTAGTACCGGTGCAGGGTGGAGATATGATTTATGTGCCTTTGAATTTAGTGCCTAGTATTGGCGGAGAGGTCACAAAAAGTCAAACAAAGATGTTGAGAGTAGTTAAAAATGGCAGTTCAGACTTTGGTGTTAAAAAATCAAATGATATTAGATTAAAAGTACAAGCCAGAGATTACATTTTGAATAGTAGGAACGCAGACATGTCGGATAGGATATTTAAAAAATTAGTAAACAGAAAAAAACCTTTTTCAATGAAGATAATAAAAGAAAAACCACAATTAAAGATTGATAGTAAAAAAAAAAGAGAAATTTGGAAAGTAGCGGAAAAAACAAGAAAGCAAATTGAAAAGTTATTTGTTAAGAAGTTGCAAGGTTTGTTTGAAACACAAAAACAACTGGTATTAGATAACTTGGATCTACAAAAAAAGGGGTTAGACGCAGATCCGTTTGTACTAGAAAAAGAAATACAATCAACAATCGCTATTATAGAGCCATCATATTACGAGGCATTGACACTGGGTGCAAAGTTAGCAAGTGAAATTAGTGATATTGATTATGTTGATATTACAAACATTCCGTCCGTTAGAGAGTGGGCAAAAACTTTGAGTAATAAATATGCGACAGAAATTACAGAGTTAACATACAAAAAAACAGTTGACACAGTGCAAAATGCAGTGACAGAGGGGCTTGGTACTGATGAATTAGCTAAAAATATCACAGAGTTATTTGATGGAATGTCTGAAACAAGAAGTTTGACTATTGCGAGAACAGAAAGTGCAAGGGCATTAACAGCAGGTCAAGCAAACGAATGGGAGCAGGTAGGTGTTGAGAAATTTGAATGGCTGACAAGTGGTGATGGCAATGTGAGTGAAATTTGCTTGTATAATGAAACACAGGATTGGTCAGTTAAAGAAGCAAAAGAGGGGACAGTCGGATATAGCCACCCAAATTGTAGATGTGTATTTTTACCAAAATAATAATTTAATAAACATAATTTTAAAAATATGAATAGAGAGCCAACAATCATAAATTTAGCAATGGCAACAAAGGACACAGAGTATAGTCAACTTATTCCGGAGGGGACAACAAAACTTCAAATTCGTTCAAGAAATATGAATGATATAAAACTTGCTTATGTCGAGGGCGAGAGTGATACTAATTTTATCACTATACCAGCCGGATCAACAGGAAAATATCTTGAAAATTTTGAGATGAATGATAAAACTTTGTATGTACAATTTGCTGATGGTGCAGTTGCAGATGTTTTGGAGATAGAAGTTTGGAAATAAAATAAATATAAATTTATGAAAAAATATTTAAAAGGATTTTTAATTGGTTTAGTTTTAGCTGGTGTATTGACAGCAGGTATTAGTTATGCACAGATAGGATCAATCAATTACTTTAAAAAAGTAGGAAACGATATTAAATTGTTGAAAGATACTTGGACTTTATATGCTCACAATGCGAGTTTTGACAATGTTGAAATTGGTGGAATTTCAGCAGGAGATTTAGACATGAATAATAACGATATTAACAATGTTGGTACTATTATTACAAATATAGGTTTAGTAAACACTTCAACTCAATACAGTTCTTACGCTCTCACAGTAGATGGTGACGCATATATTTCTAATACGACTACTGTACAAGATTTAGTAGTAAATGGCTCATCTGATTTTGGAGTA